TGGCTTCAAAGATCTGAATGGCAGCATGATCTCCTCCCGTTCCCAAGCTAGGATCTAAAGCCACAACGTATACTTGATCTTTGCGTATGTGTTCATACCAACGCACCTGCCCAGTTCTATACATAGGTTCTCGTGGTTCAAGATCCAGTAGTTTAGCAGGTGCAATTAGTGTTTCATCGTTGATAATAAATTCACAATTCATCTCACGACGGAATCGATCATCACCCAACTGGGATCGCATATTGTTGCCCCATGCTTCATCACGATCTGGATGTTCTTGCCAGTAACTTCTATAGGCTTTGAATCCGTTTATGCCCAGGTCAGTGTGATTACCGTATTCATCTTCACACTTGTTGGCGCCTTTCCATAAAAACGCAAACTGATCTTCGTCACTATTGGGAGTTGATGTGATGATGGCTTTACCACCAGTGGCCAATGTGGGCGATATACTTGTCCAAAACTCTCGAGCAATAGTGGGACGTACATACGCAAACTCGTCAGCGTAAAGTAGTGTAATACTCATACCACGACCAGTTGTTTCAGTTGTGGTAGCTGAAACTATGCGGCTACCATTTTCAAAGTCTATTGAACCTTTGTTGTAGTTGGTGGCACCTGCCCGGATGTGATCTGGACACAACTCATAAGCAAATCTTATACGTTGCATGATCTCTTGAGCACCTGTGTATTTGTGTGCTGCGATCAGGATTGTTGAGTCTGGTACAAACATGGCATACCACAAGATGTAACCTGCTGCTGATGTTGATTTACCAGTTTGCCGTGGCATCATGGAGATTGAATATCGATTGTGATGATATGTATCAATCAGTTTTTTTTGATATTCGAAAGGATGATACAGCATCTTGCCCTGTGTGGGATGCTGTATATTAAAGAAGTTATCCATGAAGTAGTGCGGGCCTGTGTCAGGATCTGCACATTTCAAGAATTCTTCCAGTTGTTCTTCAGTGAATTTTTGACGACGATGCGGTGCCTTGATCAGCACTGCTTCTAAAGGTTTTGCCATAGTCAATTAGTTATCGCAGATCTAACCGCAATTGATTATATTAATTACACCAGCTTTGCTTTGCTTCGCCGTAATACTCTCTGGCATAACCATTGGCAATCAACTGTTGACGCAGACTAACACCGTTGAGTATGACATCGCCCAGTACTCGTCCACCATACTTGTCCCAGTCAATTAAAGTGATCTGTCGTGTGGCTGACGTAGCAATTGCATGCTTGGTAAATGTAGTAGCAGCTTCTCCACGAGCAGCTTCTGCAGGGCATGCTGCACGAAATCCTTTTTCAGGAGTATCAACACCGTACACACGAATACTGAGTTCTTTCTTGAGCGGCGCAGGCAAAAAGTCTGCTTGAAAAGCCACGGTATCGCCGTCTATGACTCTGGTGATCACAGCGTCATAGGTCACGCCAGGCTTTTGTTTGCCTTGGGCAAATACTAATACAGGCACGATCAGTAGGAGAAGTAATAGTTTTTTCATATCAGTTATTTACATCAACTGGTGTTACAGTGACAATGATACTTGGACTTACTGGATATCCAACTGTGACATTACCTGCTATGGTTGGAAAGCTAACATAAGTGTGAGTGGCGGCATAGGCTATTTCATAGTAGTCGCCTACATTGGCCACATTGGCAAGAATGTTCCAACCTAAAACGTCTTGCATAGCATTGTCTAACGTAGAGAATCCTGCGCTGCTTGGAACGGCTGTGCCGTTTTTCTTGAACCATACGTATGCCGAGGATGTGGAACTACCAACAGGAGCCTTGTCAATTTGTACGCTGAACTCAATGTTGTAAATTCCAGTTTGATTGATGATAATACGACTGTTGCTGGCCCCTGTTCCCAGTGTTACATTGCTGGTCGGGTCAGAATTGTTGAATGCGAAACGATATTCAGTTTGGGGAAGTGTTACAGTTTGCGTGACATTGCTCCAAAATTGTCCATAGGTGGGAGTGATGCTACTCTGGGTAGTCCAACTTAAATTGCCAGCACCATCAGTAGTCAGTGCTTGACCATTAGTTCCACCTGTAATTTTGACATTGGCATTTGAACTTAAATTACTAATGCCAGATATTGTTAGATTGCCACCGGTGATGTTGCCCACAACACTAATACCTGTACCGGATACAACTACATTTGCAGTACCACCAAATAGATTGCCACCTGAATTGTATTGGATAGCTCCCACTGGTCCGGCTGGTTCACTATTGCCTGACCCGCCACCTATGACCAAGAGGTTCAAGTTACCATTGGTGTTACCAATGTATACATCGTTGTTCAGGAGATTCACTACTATTTCGCCGGGGCGAGCATTGCCGTTGTAGTCAGCAATGGTCTCTTGAGCATTGTCTTTCATCACCGTGCGGCTTATGCCGGTAATGTCATCATATGGTGGTGGTGGACTTGCCATGGTTCGTTTCCTGTTGTGTATTTACCTTGGATAGCCCTTGAAGCCGCGCACAGGACTTGATTTGTCTACAAACGCCGGTTCACTACTCTTGGGAGTTGAAATCATCCGTTTGCCGCCAGGTGTGTCGGTCATCTTCAATGCTCGATCAAGGATGGGTGCTACTTGTTCATCCATGCCGGACACTATGGCGTGTTCACCAAATGCAGTTTCAGATTTCCACGGAATCATGAAAGGATTCACGCCGTCCTGATTACCAGCATCAGATCTAGCACGGGCCATGGCCACTGACAGTCTATACGACCCATAAGGATCGCTGCCATTCACTCCGGGCAACACATAGGTATATCTCAAGGGATCGGCTATTTCTGCCGGCAAGTGTGCCGCTTGTTCAGTGATAAACTCTCGTGCTCTCATCTTGCATATCCTTTGAATGCTTTGATAGGACTTACTGTGCTAGTGCTGGGGATTTCCTGACTGCGGAGATCACCTTTGTTGAGATCTTGAAATTCAGATCCTATGGCCTTGTAAGCCATTTTTAACATGTCGTGTTCTTCAGGTGTGTAAGGAGCCGAAATGTTAAAGCGACCGGCCCAGGATTCACCATCTATGTCAGGCACAAAAGTTCCATCGGTGCTGGCTGCTGCCATCATAATACGATTTAGTTCGTAGACTCGATCGGCTCGATTGGGATCAACAAATTTGTGCAGGCCCACTGTGGCATAACTTTTTGTTTTGCTGAGTCGACCTACTTCTTGTCCTTCAGCGACGAACTCACTGGCTCGCATGTTAGATACCGTTTGAACCTGCTGTGGCAGACGAGGCTGTGCCCAATGCTGTAGCACTGAATCCTGTTCCTGTAACAATGTTCAAATAGTTTCCTGCACCAACATAGTATTGTTGCACACTATTACCAGGAACCACCAGGGCGTTGGCATACAAGTTACCTGTGGGTGTGGTCATGACGGCATTTGCAGGAACGCCATTGGCCTGCACATAGGTCAACTGCACCACTGAAACTTGAAAAGTTACATCAGCGTTAGTAGTAGCAATTTCCACTTTGTCTGTGGTCCAGGCCGTATTGCTCACAGAAGTTACAACTTGAATAGCCATTATTTGTTATCCTTATTTAGATCTGCCACATTCACAGGACGGAACAGATTTGTGGTCTGACTCAGCACTCCAGGAATCATGGCAGGTTGATTACGCACCTCTTGAGGTGTAGGTGCTGGCGGATGTCTTTCCGCCAGTCTATTCATGGTTTCTGCGTATGTTTGAAACTGTTGTGTCATATCAATACTTAAAGTTACGCAATTGCGCTAGGAGACTTTCTTTGATCTTGGTTGATGGATCAGGTACAGCCTGCGGTGTTGCCAATTTGGTGCCAGGTGCTTTTGGAGCAGCAGGTGCTTTTGGAGCAGCAGGTTTTTCTGGAGGATCTTCAGGTACATCTTGTGGAGTAGCTGCTCTGCCTTCACTTAGGCCAGCCATTTCCATCATACGACGTAATGCGTCATCACCTTCGTATCCCATGCGATCATCTTGTCCAGAAATCACAGGAATTGTTGATTGCCCAGTTGACTTAGGACCGTCTAATCCACCACTGTACATCATGGCATCATCTGTTCCTACTTCGTCTGTGGGATAATCTGGTTCGTTGTTGGTGGCATCGGTATCACCATATGCTTCATCAACGCTGTCACATTCGCATTCTGAAGAACCACATGCAGGGCATGTTTCGTCACCGTGGCCGTGATCCATGTCATGTATAGCACTCATGTCATTGTCCATGTCATGTATAGCACTCATGTCATTGTGTTCTTGAGAGCCAAGCCCAGCTGATTTCAACAGCATGGCTAACTGTAGTGCATCTTCATCAGTGGCAGTAACAGTGAGTGTATTGCTAGGACCGCCGTGCGAGTCGTTGTTCATGCTCATGTTTATGCTCATGGATTCAGAAATCATTTTCTCAACTTCACGATTCATACTGTCATAGATTCCTTTGCCGTAGCTCATGCCACCGCCGGACTTGGGTGCTGCGCCACCGGTAGCTACACTACCAGAACTGGTTGTTTCATCTACTTCTTTTTTCTTCTTGTCTTTTTTCTCGTCGTACTCAATGTCTTTGGTAACTTTACGACCAGCACGTTCTGCTTTGTTGTCTTCGCTATCACGACGCTGGCCATGGATACCATCTTTTTTCTTTTCATCGTATTCAATGTCTTTGGCGACTCGCTTACCAGCTTTTTCAGCACGGTCGTCGCGAGTATTGTCTGACTCTTCCTCAAATGGTTGCTTACGAGCCTTTACGATAGATTTGGGATTGTCTTTTTTAGCAGCATCCATGCTGTCATAGTATCCCTTGTCAAAGTGTTGAGCACTGCTTTCATTTTTCTTGTGCTTTTCATCCCACTCGATGTCTTTGGTAACTTTACGACCAGCACGTTCTGCTTTGTTGTCTTCGCTACCACGGCGCTTGCCATGGATGCCATCTTTTTTCTTCTCGTCGTATTCAATATCTTTGGCTACTCGACGGCCAGCACGTTCAGCACGACTGTCACGCTTGTTAGTGGATTCTTCGTCCATTTCCATCTCGTCGCCTTGTTGGTTCTGCATGTAGTCATCCACAGCAGTCATCATGCCTTCAATCTTGGCCAACTTGGCTTGTACCCATTCTGGCAAATTGTCGTTGTCTCCAAGAATCTTTTCCAATGCCTGTGCATGACGTACCACTGTTTTGATATCGTCTTTGGCCATTTCACCTTCGCGATCGTATTCACCTGGATCCATGTTGCCTTCTCGAGTCATCAATTTTGATGTACCACGATTGATTTTGGCACCAATCTTTGTGCCCTGTCCGGCACCAACTCGACGTCGACCCAATGCACCTGTTGGCGCATCATCGGCACCCGCATCATGTCCGGCACCGCTGTAGCTTTTGCCTGCGTGATGACGTGTTATCCCTGAACGGGTAGTATCAATTCTGCCACCTGTGCTTGATTTGCGGCTATAGGGCTCGTCATCCATGAATCCTTCTTCCATGTCACGAGTGCGACCTTGGATAGCTTTCTTCATGGCATTGGCTGCTACATCACCTAGCACTTCGTCAACTTCTTTCTTGGCACCAACAATTTTGTCAGCAAAAGTGATCTTGTCCACAGGAGGTGCTAGTTTGGCAAATCTCTTTTGTTTGGGAGTTTGTGGAATGCCACCTTTTTCGTCTAGATGGCCAAATTGAACATCGTCTGTGTTGGTGAATCTGATACTCTTTAAACGTTTTGGTAATTTGCCTTTGGCAATAATGAAATTTAATTCTCGATCCGTTGGTCCAGCTTGTTCAAGATCGTTTGCCAGATCGCCCATGGCATCGTTGTCCCACATGTCATCACCATACAATGCAGCAATAGCCTCTAACACTTTATCGTAGTTAATTGAAGACATTGCACCGCCGTCAGATGATTCCAACGCACCAACAGCGTTCAATGCCATTCCTGTTCCGACTGCTTTTTTTACACCGGGTGCAATTGCACCACCGACTGCTTTGACCGCATCCATGACGCCTTCGTCGGTCATGCTTTCATCATATTTGTCATACTGATTGCGAATTTTGTTCATAGTAGCAGCACCGGCATGATTTCTCCCGGCTTTTTGCAAGGCCTTCATGCCTTGATCGCCATACTTCTTCTTGCCAAAGGCAGCTTGTAATGCACTTTCTTCCATGCTGTCACATTTGCAAGGATTACAACCACATGCAGAGCACATGTGGTTCTCCCTAATCACGTTACCAGAATTAATTAAAGATCGATAAGCACCTGCTATTTGTTGAAATTTAGCAGCATTACCTCCTTTGTCGGGATGATGTTGACTGGATAGATTACGGTATGCTTGTTTGATGGCATCTGATTTTGCGCCCGGGTTGAGACCTAATATTTGGAGAGGAGTAGCACTTTGCTCTCTCATCATCCCCCGAGATTCATCCATGTCACCATTACTTTTCTTGGCGCTGCGAGCTGCTGAACGCATTGGCTCTTTACGATTGCCATCTTTATCAAGATCTAAGAAGTCTGGCTTGCCACCTTCCTTCATTGTGGCTTTCCAAGGTTTGAGTGCAGCTTGATCCACGCTTTCACTAGGATGACGCAGCTTGTTTAACACAGCACCTGCCACACGCTTGCCTGCTTCTGCACTGCCATAACGCTTGGCAGCACCAGCTGCAATCTTGCTGAAGTTTTTGCCTGGCTTGCCAATGTCTTTGCCAGCAGCAGCTTTTTTGGCTGAGTAATCAGCAGCAGCTTCTGTCAACTTGCTCTTGGGCGCAGGAGCAGCGGCTGCTGTCTCAGTCAATTGTTGTTTAGTAGCCAAGTCAGCCATCTTTTTGTTTAAATCGTAGAAAAAATAATCGCTCATGGTTTATCCTCTTGGTGTTGCGAAAGTGGCAGGCCGTGGCATGCGTTTGACGTCAGTCATTGGACTTGTTGTGTCCTGCTTGATGTCATTTGTGGTTTTTGCTGGAGGCGTTTTACCACCGGCTACTGTGAAATCAGAACGATATGCATTTTGCAATACCGAATGCTGATAAGGATTTGCAGAGTAATCTTTCTTCAATGCTTGCTGTTCAGCATCAGGTGCAGGATAATCGGTATCAGCGATCAAGTCCTTGTTCTGTGCTTTGATGTCAGTGATCTCTTTGTCAATGCTGTCCGAATGTGCTTGAGTGATCAAACGAATTCTGTTGGGGCTAAATCCCAACAGCTGAGCCAGTTGTTGCACTTGTGGTTCGATAGCTGGATAACGAAAACTTACATCTACAGATGTTACCATGTCATTTTCTGCATTAGGAAAATCCTTCAGCAGCTTTTGTACAGGTGTAGTCTTCTTGCCTGACATTTTAACAATGTCAAACTGCTCGAGTTTTTGTTCGAGATCCTTGATAAAGGTAGGTGGCACATCACCCAGGATTTTGATCCTGTAGTCATATGTTCTTTCCGATTCTGCAAGATATTGGTGAAATTTTTTCATATCAGTGTCCTATATGATATTTAGCCTTTTTTGGCATTTGTCTTTCTATCGCCTAACAATCTTTCCAGTAATTCATTGCGATCTAACACATGTCCCTGGCCCGGCTGTGGTACTGCACCACCGTCGGCTTGTTTCATATCTAGATTGGCTTTTTTTAACTGTAGATCAATCATTTTCAACTTCTTATTGAGTTTGGCCTGCTTGGCTGTGAGTGCATGGCCTAGCATAGCACCTGCTACACTAAAGATTTCAGCAGCAAATCGTGAATCAACATTCATCCCTAGATCCATAAGATCCTTGTAACTGCCTTTGGCCAAATCAGCCAGTTCATCCATTTCTGAATCAGCAGCTGATAAGTCACGCACACCCGGTAAGGCAGCGTCAATCTTGTCAATGGCATCGTCAATTTCTGCCATTGCTATTTTTGTTTCATCTATATTCAGTGAGTGTTCTTCAGATTCTAATTCGTCGGATCTCGGCAAGTCAAACAATTCTTCTAATTTTTTCATACTATATTTACCGTATTACTAATACACGACAGTTATCTTCGTGCCAGCGAGAATAATTTCCTTTATTTGTAGTAATTCCGCAATGTTGGCATGTGTACCTAGTTTGATTTAAATTCTGTACTTGTGCATGTAACACAGATGGGTTATTTTGCAAATAAGTTTTTCTTTTTTTGCTTTGTTCTTGTTTGTTATTTTCATTTGCCCAATACAATTTTCCTGAAGTTGATAGTAGCACCGATGTTGATTCTTTGACAGTTCTATCTCTGGTCTGCCAGGCAATTTTCATATTATTTTTTGTTCTTTGAGATTTTGGTTTCCGGTTGAATGGTTGCGGAACACCTTTTGTTCTAATAGATTGTTGATTTTTCCATTCAGTTGTATGTTTGTATCCAGCTGACCCATCACCTCCATCAGAAAGATTTCTAAGTATACCTGTCCCTGTATCTTTACGTCCATACCAACGTATTAATCTACGTTCAATGGCTAATGCACCTAAATTGGTAAGATTGTTTTCAATGATAATAATGCGGTAGTCGTCCGAAGGAACTTTTACACGATGATCTTTGGCCCAGGCCCGCCCTGCGGTTCCTTTGCCTATATAGTATGGAGATAAGTCTGATTTACGCAAATAAGCGTAAACATAATAAGTATTCATGCTGACATTCCTTTACAATGTTAGAGTCAGTGGATGTTGGTAGCATCGCGACTGGCACTTTTATTTATTGCCGTTTACAAAAAGATCATATTCTGTTAGCACACGGAAAGTCATTCCGTTTCGTCTAGCCCATTTGGTTGCTTGATCCCATTTGGCATGATTAATAGCTACTACTGCTCTATCTCTCTGAGACATCTTGCTTTCGATTACACTTTGATTTTTGGGTTTAATTTCAATTAATTCAGCTTTGACTTGATCAGCTTTAGTTTTATATGTAATAAACACATCAGGAATATACATGGAGTTTTTTCCGGTAACTGGATTTATATAAGGTATAGCTATGCTTTCGCTTGCCCATTGCAACACAGCTTTGTTGTTGTCGCAAAATCTAAAAAATGCATGTTCCCACCCCGATCGGTATCTGGGTTGATTTTTCCCCACATACTTGTCTGGGTTGGTGATCACATACAAACCATTGGCCCAGCGGCTCATGCTAACACATTCCTGGCGGTGTAATAGTTGGGAGTTACAGCGGCACCAAATCCCAACAATGTGCTGCCACTTCTCAAGTTGTTGAGATAGTAACATAGTGTTTGTGTGAGTTGGATTGAATTTTGACCTTGTATGTTTGCCAGTATGGTCAGCACTGGTGTGCGTGTTTGATCAGCTATTCTAAACAATGCCACGGTGAAATTGCCAGCAGCAAGGTCTGTGGTAAAAACAGATTTCATATAGCTGAACACTATGTCGTATTCTTCTGCACTCACATAAGTTTCGTAGGCGTAGAATTGATCGTAGATTCTAACTGTGAGATCTAGATTGGTGTTGAGTGAATTGACTGTGCCGCCCATTATCGTGGTCCCGGTGCTCTAGGAAAAACAAATCCGCCACTACTGTTTTGAGCTTGACGTACTGCTCCTGGTATGGTGGTTCTTAACACACTGTTGATTGCAGCGTTGGCTTCTTCATTCACAACTGATCGTATGGGAGCATCTTTGAAAGTGTTGTAAACTGTTCCTGCTTTTTGCACAGAACCAATGATGCCTGCCACACCACCACTTTGCAAATCTTCTATAATACCAATACCAGCATCCAGTAATCCGCCTTGCCCTAACACAGTTTGTGTGCTGCCCGGTCTTGCCAAGCTACTACGAACATTATCATAGTATGCAGGATCAGCAAACCCAAACACATTGGTATCAGGCCTAACTCCGCCGATGGCACCTGTGAAATATTTTACAGTTTCGTATTCAATGGTCATGGAGTTTTGCATAGTGCCGGCACCTTCACTGTAGTTATAAGTGTCGTGGTCCCATGATTTGATTAGTGGATTGATCAATGTATAGCTGGCCCATTTGTGTTGATCCATACCATAAATGGTTATATCTCTAAAGAATGCCGGTTTGCCTGAACTTTGATCTCCGCCCGATCCCACACCGTTACTGCCAGCATTGCCTTGATCGTAACCTTCGCCCACATATCCCCAATCATTCACAACTCTATCATTGGCATATATGTCTCGAGGATTGTAGTTAAATCCTGGCAATGTTTGAATAGAACCAATTGATCCGTTCTGTGCCGGTGGGCCATATGCTTGATTTGGATCCTTGTAATAATAACTGTAATAGTTATACCACATGTTGCGTGTTAAATCGCCGCCATCATCGTGAAACGTAATCTGTACCGGTTGATAGTTGATTCTCTTCTGTATAACCCGTTTACGATTGTATTGATTCAAGGTCTCTGTTTCTAGAGTAAACTTAGGCAACTGCACAGTCTTTACCATCAACCCAATGGTGGCTTTTTCTGTGCTGTTGTAAATCTTTCCCAGAGACGGGATCATCGACGTATTGATATTGAAGTAGCAATGGAACAGGAATTTGTTCCGTGGTGCATACTCGTAACCATTAGTGCGAAAGGTCTTTGAAGCGTGGGCATAATCTTTAAGACCTTGCCCACCAAAAAATCCCTGTAGGAAATCTTGTCCCCAGGTCATAACAGATTATCCTGTTACTACGTCGTTGACAGTTCTGGCAATAGTGCTGCCAACACCAGTTCCATTAGGAACTTGATTGGCATTATCGTACACAATAGTCATAGCAATCTGCATGGGTTTGCTGTCGGCATAGGCAGTTGTACCGTAATCCGCACTTGAAAGATAGCAACCATACAGTTCCCATGTTTCTAGCACAATGGGTGTGGCGGCACCATTGCCGCCGTCTAGAACTTCGTAACGAGTAAGGAACTTGTAGTCAATACCACTTGCAGCTGACGCCATTTCCAGGAAGTCCATTTGTTTCTGTAGTTGTTCTCCAACCAAGCGGCTCACAGCACCGGACGCATCGTCACGTAGGTTACATGTAACGTCGGCCCATTTGTATTTGCCAGCCAGCTTTAGATCACTGTTGTAAATTGGAATAACAATGGGATCAAAACTCAAGGTAGGACGTTTAAAGTCCATCACCTGTTTGGTAAGTTCTGTTCGGGGTGTGCTTACTCCGAAGTTTTCAAATATCACTCGGAAGCGATAGCTGAGTTTGGGCATGAGCAAGCCTTGGTTGCTCGCGCTTTGATCGCTTGCCAAGGGCACTGTCATTCTTGTTAATGATGAAACGGCCATATTTGTAATCTCCTATGCAGTTATTTACCTCTGTTGAGGTCAAAAGAAATGGGGTGTTTCCACCCCATTTTCTAGTCTAGCGGTACTGTTAACCCGAAGTTTGTGTGGGTGTTTGTGAGTTAGAAATAGCACCAGTTGCCTTGATGCGCAATGGAATGTAAATAAATTCCACAGCCTTCACAGGTTCAATTGCAATATCAACCCACAGTTCGTTGGCATCAATTCTGGCAGGTGTGTTGTTTGAATCATCACAGATTACCAAGAAGTCATAGATACCACGTTTGGCCACAAGATCAATACACAATCCGTTTACAGCATTGGTAATTTCATTACGAGTGATTTGATCGTTTGGTTCAAACAAGAACTGTTTACCAATTTCTTCTAATCTTCCACGCATGAACGCAACCAGTCGTGCCACGTTGATACGATCCAACGCACTGTCAACACCATAGATGGTTTTGTTACCAAAGTTGGTAATACCCACACCTGGAATGAATGTGATTGGATTGATTTTGTTAACATACTCAACGTCACGCAGACCTTGATTATTACCAATGGTAACAAACTCGCCGGTGGTGGCATTGATGTAGCCAATTCTTGCAGCATTGTCAATCACACCACGACGTGTTCCAGCAGGAGCCAACCATGGATAGCTGACAGAATCGCTACGAATGATCGTTCGTACCATCATGTGACTTGGAGCAGTCACTACTGCACTGCCACCCCGGTCAGTGGTTTGGCAGCTTGGATAGAATACAGCAGCATACGGAGTGCTGGTTGTTAATCCATCTTCAGCAAATATGCCATTTCCACTGTTGTTT